TTCCTCTACAGATGGTTCGTGCAGTTGGTCAGGACACCTTCCAACCAAAAATTGGATTCAAGACCAGATATGGTATGGTTTCCAACCCTTATGCAGAAGGTACAACCCAAGGACTTGGACGTATTACTGCTAATAGCAACCGCTATTACAGACGTGTTAAGGTTCAGAACCTAATGTAAGACAGAAGTTTATACTTCTTTATCCAGACCTCCACACAAGTGGGGGTCTTTTTTTATGCTAATGTTAAATAGTATACACTATCAGATAATCTAATGAACGGTAGACTATCTAAAGTTGACATGACAAATAAACTCATGCAACTAAAAAGAGAACTAGATTACAAATGTGAAATAGGAGTTATGGGACAGGTAGAATGTGCTGGAGCTAATAAGTATATACACAAAGTCTTTGATGTGCTTGATGAATATTGGGGATAAATAGATATAGCTTGGGAAGCTGATGTCAAACAATCCAATGTCCATGCAAGAAGTTTCTAATAGGAATTTCTTAGCATTAGGCGGTTTCAAACTCAAGTTGAATAGATGTCCAAAGGTAGACTTTCTTTGCAATAAAGCAAATCTGCCCACCATTACTTTGGGTGTTGCTCAACAAACTTCTTACCTTAAGAACATTCCTGTTCCTGGGGATAAGATGTCGTTTGATGATTTGGTTGTTAGTTTTATCGTTGATGAAAACCTTGAGAATTACTTACAAATATATGACTGGATGACTGGTTTAGGTTTTCCAGAAAGTTTACAACAGTTTGAGGACATCAAGAGAAAGTCAAGATACTTCCCAGAGTTCAACGAAGGTTTCAATGAAAGGTCAGACGGAACATTAATGGTTCTTAATAGCAACTACAATACTGTTGCACAAGTTAAGTTTAAAGACTTGTTCCCATTTGCTTTGACTGGTATACCATTTGATGCGACACTAACTCAAGAGCAGTATTTTACTGCAACTGTGAGTTTTAAATATACTATCTTTGATATGATTGACAATGAAGGAGACAAAGTTTGATCTAGAAAAGATCCAACGAATGTGGGATGAGGATAGCAAACTAAATCAAGATGAACTTGATACTGAGTCTTTAAAAGTTCCTCAATTACACGCCAAATATTTCAACATATATAATATGACTTTAGCACTTCGTAAGAATGCTGAGTCACAATATGCTTCTGTCATATTAGAAAGACGGAAGTATTATAAAGGTCAAGCAACAGCAGACATATATGCTGAAGAACCTTTCCCTATGAAAATACGGGATAAGGATGATCTTAAACTTCATCTTGATGCCGACAAGAAAGTCGAGATTATCAGGTTGAAAATTGAGTACTATGACATGATGCTTAGATATCTTGAGGATATCTTAAAGCAAGTTTCTAATAGAACTTACCAAATTAAAAACGCTATTGAATGGCGTAGGTTCTCTTCTGGTTATGGCTAACATTGTTATCCAAAAAAAGAATGAGGTATTCTTAAAGGTTGAATGCGAACCCCATATCAAATATGAGTTAGCAGATCAGTTTACCTTTGATGTACCAAATGCAAAGTTTATGCCACAGTATCGTAATAGGTACTGGGATGGAAAGATACGTCTATTCAATACTGAGAAAGGAGAAATATATGTTGGGTTATTAGACAAGGTAGAACAGTTCTGTAAGAATCACGATTACTCTTTTGAATTTAGTGATAATAAACATTATGGTTTACCTTATGAGGAGAATGATGGAGTATCTAAAGAAGGTGTAAAAGATTATCTTAATAATATATCTCAGATCAAACCAAGAGACTACCAAATAGAAGGAGTCTTTGATGCTTTAAAAAAGAATAGAAGATTATTAATATCACCTACTGGATCTGGTAAGTCCTTGATGATATATGCTGTAACAAGATATCATGTACAAGCAAAGAGAAAGGTGTTGATTGTCGTACCAACAACATCTTTAGTAGAACAAATGTATAAAGACTTTGAGGATTATGGTTGGGATGCTAGTAAATTTTGTCACAAAATATATGGTGGACGTGATTTGCTATCAGATTTACCTGTTACTATATCTACTTGGCAATCTATATACAAACAGGATCGTAAATGGTTCAGACAATATGGTGTTGTTATAGGAGACGAAGCACACCAATATAAATCAAAATCATTGGTCACATTGATGACCAAATTAGATAATGCAAAATACAGATACGGATTCACGGGTACGCTTGACGGTACACAAACTCATAAGTGGGTATTGGAAGGTCTTTTCGGACCGTCATACAAAATTATTAATACAAGAGATTTACAGGAAGCGGGATACCTTGCCAAATTAAATATTCGTTGTCTTCTTTTAAAGCATAATCCTCGTAAGTTTGATACCTATGAGGATGAAGTACAGTATCTTATTACTCACGATAGTAGAAATAAATTCATTAAAAACCTAGCACTAGACTTAAAAGGTAACACTTTAATCCTTTATAGTCGGGTTGCCCAACATGGGGAAGTGTTATATAACCTCATAAATACTAATGACCGAAAGGTTTTCTTTGTACACGGAGGTGTTGATACAGAGGAACGTGAGTCTGTTAGGCAAATTACTGAGGAGGAAAGCGATGCGATTATTGTTGCCTCTTACGGCACTTTCAGTACTGGCATTAACATTAAGCGTCTTCACAACGTCATCTTTGCAAGTCCTTCCAAATCGAGGATTAGGAATCTCCAATCCATCGGCAGGGTCTTAAGGACTGGTAAGGATAAGGTTAAAGCAACATTGTATGATATAGCAGATGATTGCACAAAAGGTAGTAGGTCGAACTATACTCTTAATCATCTAGTTGAACGTATCAAATACTATAACGAAGAGAAATTTAATTATGACATCATCACCATCAAATTCGGAACCATACGATGAGTTCTATGCCAGTGTTAAACTGGTCTCAGGTGAAGAAGTGCTGTGTATGGTTATGATTGATGAACCTACAAACCAACCTGATAAAATTATAATTGATAATCCTGTTCTCTGTAAAGAAATTCGTGCACCTGGAACTAATATCCCTATGGGATTTAAGTTTGAACCATGGATGAAAATGACTGACGATAATACTTTTGTCTTATCTATGGATCGTGTAGTTACTATAAGTCAAATTCAGTCTAAAGAAATTATTGATACTTATAAAGATATGATAGATCATGGTATGCGTGGTGCATCTCATCCTGATATTACTAAGCAAATGGGATATATATCTTCTGTAGATAGAGCTAGAAAGGTCTTAGAAAAGATGTATAAAGATGAGCCTAAAGGAACCCCTTGAACCCTTACAGAGTTATTCTACATAGATTTGCCTATTCTGTCAAGCTATGCTATACTGTTCACATAGGATTGATACAAGATGAAAAGGAAACGCTCTGAACACTACGTTAATAACAAGGAGTTCCTTGCTGCGATAGTAGCATATAAGCAATCTATTGTAGATGCTGAAGGTCTTGGTCAACCCAAACCTAGAATAACAAACTACCTAGGAGAGTGCTTCTTAAAGATAGCAACACATTTATCATATAAACCAAACTTTGTCAACTACATGTTCAAGGATGACATGATCTGTGATGGCATAGAAAATTGTGTACAGTATATTAATAACTTTAATCCTGAAAAATCATCTAATCCATTTGCCTATTTTACTCAGATAATACATTATGCATTTCTTAGAAGAATACAAAAGGAAAAGAAACAACTAGAAATAAGACAAAAGATTATTGAAAGATCTGGTTTTGAAGAGGTTATGCATTCTGATGACCAAGATAGATACTCTGAGAATAATCAGATTAAAGATGCTGTACAGTATCGTAATAACCGATGAAAGTTGCTGTTATCACTGATCAGCATATTGGATTTAAGAAAGGGTCAAAGTTATATCATGATTACTTCTTAAAGTTCTATGATGAAGTCTTTTTTCCAACGCTGCAAGAACGTAATATCACCACTGTACTTGACCTTGGTGACACTTTTGACAATAGGAAGGGTATTGATTTATATTCTTTGGACTGGGCGAAGCAAAATTATTTTGATAGGTTACAAGCTCTTGGCATTAGTGTCATCAGCATTGTGGGAAACCATACAGCATTCTATAAGAATACGAACCACCTTAATACCATTAATCTGCTCCTACGAGAGTACGATAATATTACAACTCTTCGTGAGACCACAGAGTTAGAAATTGGTGGATGTAAGATACTGTTTGTCCCTTGGATTAACCTAGAAAATAAAGAAGAGACATATAGTAAGATAGAACAAACAACTGCTAAGATGTGTATGGGTCACCTTGAACTCAATGGGTTCACTGCTACTCATGGACATGTCATGGAGAATGGAGATGATGTAGTTAAGTATAACAAGTTTACTAAGGTGTTCTCTGGACATTACCATACCAGATCTAGTAATGGTAAAATATTCTACCTAGGTAATCCATATGAGATGTTCTGGAATGATGTGAATGATTCTAGAGGATTTCATTTGTTTGATACTGAGACATTAGAAACTGAGACTATAAACAATCCTTTCCAGTTATATAAAATTATTGTATATGATAATACACCTAGACAATTGTTTAAGTTCAATGAGTATAAGGATAAGATAGTTAAACTCGTAGTTAAAGAGAAAGATAATGAAAAAGAATATGAACGTTTCCTTGAGGCATTGATCAATGCTAACCCCTATGATTTAAAAGTGATAGAAAAGATACAAGGTGTTAATTTTGATAGTGGTTTAGTGGAGCATACCGAGGACACAGTGACGTTATTGGATTCATATGTTGACGATATGGAAACTGACTTGGAGAAATCTAGGATCAAGTCTATAGTATCTGAACTCTATAGGGAAGCATGTGAGGTAAGTTAATGTTTATTATCACACTCAGGGGTATGGAAGATGCTGGTGCTTACTCAGTTAAAGATGAAATGGGAGACAAAGTAGTCTTTATGTTTGAGGAAGAGGATGATGCTGATAGGTATGCTATGATGATGAAGGAAGAAGGCAACAAAGATATGGTTGTCATTGAAGTCCAAGACTCAGTTGCCATCACAGCATGTGAACGTGCTAAAATCAGGTATACCATCATTACCAAAAATGATATAGTCATCCCACCACAAGACGATGATTGACACATCCCCAGATTCCATTAGAATATTCGCCATAATAGTATTGGCATTACTCTGGTTGATTATTTTTAACACTCCTACTAATGATTGAGTTTCAACGAATTCGTTATAAAAATTTTTTAGCAGCAGGTAACTATTTCACTGAAATAGAACTGAATGCTGAACCTAATACCTTGATCATTGGTGGTAATGGTTCAGGTAAGAGTACTTTATTGGATGCTTTGTGCTTTGGTTTGTTCAATAAACCATTCAGGCAGGTCAATAGAAGTCAATTAGTTAATAGTACTAACGAAAGGGATGCAATAGTTGAGTTAGAGTTTGCTGTAAACGCCCATGAGTACAAAATTATACGTGGAATTAAACCAAATAGGTTTGAAATCTTCAGAAATGGTAAGAAACTCAATGAAGATTCGTCAGCACAAGAGCAACAGAAGACATTAGAAGGGCAAATTTTAAAATTAAACTATAAATCGTTTACACAAATTGTAATTTTAGGTTCGGCATCGTTCGTTCCCTTCATGCAGTTGTCTACTGCACACCGTAGGGAGGTTATAGAGGACTTATTAGACATAAAAGTGTTCTCAAGTATGAAAGATATACTTAAGACACGTCTGAAGGCATCTAGAGACGAGTTAAAGGTGCTAGAATTAAAGAAACAATCGACTGCTGACAAGATTGTCATGCAGCAAAACTTTATTAAAACCATTGAAAAGGATTCTAACAATGATATCAATGAGAAACAGGAGCAAATCGAGAATATCTATAAAGATATCTCAAGGTATCAAGAATGTGTTGAGGATATCTTGGTTAAGGTTTCCTCAAAAGAGGATGAAGTAGAAAAGTATTCTGATGCAACGGATACCATTCGGAAACTTGAAACATTCCAGACTAAACTTCAGACTAAACGGCACAACAACTGCAAGGACTTGGATTTCTTTGAAGAAAATAGTAATTGCCCTACCTGTACCCAAGTTATTGATGAATCTTTTAGGTTAAATAAAACAGAACAACTCCAGAAGTCTATATCCAAATCAGAAAAGAGCTTGTCTGAAATAAAACAGGCAATTTCTGATGAGCAATCACGGGAACGTGAGTTCTCAACACTTCAAAGGGAGATTACAAAACTAAACAATGAGGTTTCTCAAACCAACATTAGAATTTCTGAGTCCAATAAGTTACGAAGACAAATTGAACAAGAAATTCAAGCAATTACCGATAAACTTGAGAACAGAAATACTGAAGATGAAAAATTAAGTAAGTTTAAACAGGATTTGAAGGGTGTATTGGATGATCTAACTGATCTTACCAAGACATATGAGTATGATAGTCAAGCAAACCTCTTGCTTTCGGACGAAGGGGTAAAGAGAAACATTATTAAGAAGTATCTACCTCTAATCAACCAGCAAGCGAACAGATACTTGCAGATGATGGACTTTTACATCAACTTTAACCTTGATGAAGAGTTCAAAGAGAAGATAGAGTCTCCTATCCATGAAAACTTCTCATATTCTTCCTTCTCTGAAGGAGAAAAGATGAGGATAGACCTTTCATTGATGTTTAGTTGGCGAGAAATTGCACGTATGAAGAATAGTGTTAGTACTAACCTACTGATTATGGATGAAGTGTTTGATTCTTCCTTAGATGGGTTCGGTACTGACGAATTTATGAAGATTATTAGGTTTGTGGTCAAGGATGCTAATATATTTGTGATCTCACACAAGTATGAACTGCATGATAAGTTCGAGAAATGTATTGAGTTCAAGAGAACTAAGGGATTTTCAAGAATTGCTTGACGTATTACTTAAACTTATGTTAATATAAATAAATCATACAAAGGAATCGAAAAATCGTAACCCTTTGCGAATGTAAACAGTATCCCATGTCGGGGATGCTATCATCC